CTGCAAATCATCGTAAAGGTTCAAAAGGTCGTGAACCTGAGCATAAAGTTACATCCCGTAACAGACCGAAAAATATAGTTGATAATGGAGAATATCAGCACCCATCTCTTAGTTTTCCTAAAGATAGGAGAAGCGTGAGCAACAAAGGCTCAGATGCTTCCACTTTAGGAAAACCATTATACTCTCAAAGACCCACAAAGAATCATCAAGCTACCGAGACGAAGAAGAAACGTTTGTTCCCCTTATTCCGAAGCTTATACCAGATGATTGTTTGTGGCATTTCTAACCACCTTAAGGTGGCATTAGATTTGAGAGTTCTTGGGTTTCCTCGCAGCATGCGAGAGGCCAAGAGATGGAAAGTCAGTAAGCTTGTCTTGAACAACTTTATTACTGTGCACAAAAATTGGGAGGCAATCAGGACGTACCTGACCCTCGTGTACGGAGACTTAAAAGTAAGATCCCCGCGATCACCTCTATTCCCAAAGAACTGTAAAATATTGAATAAAACATTACGTTTAATCCGTTCTATGGTATTTACTATAGATCAAAGAGAAGTGATCAGCTCAATAGCACATGATACACGTTGTAAGGCATTTGGTATTTCTACAGACCGTAGATTCGAAAACCGTGGCAAGTCCACAATGAGTCTATTCATTGCTTCATCCTTAAACCGCAGTATAAAATACCCAAATCCCGACAACGAAACTATAAAGCGCGAAGTTGTTCAAGCGTGGAAAAGATTGACAGACAAAAAAGAAGAAATTGATCCTTTAACATCAAAGGAGCTGTGTAGGTTCATTCAAGATACAGTGAATTCCAACAAATCGTTCTTAAGTGAGCGCTTTGAATTCAATCTCTTGAATAAACAACTACCTCAACCCGGGTTCAAGTCTTCTATTAACAAATCGTCCAAATTAGGAGGAGTGAATGAAATAATTGCAAGATATTCTCGACTCCTAAATGACAATGTCTCTTTTCCTAGCTCAACAGATTTACCTTTTGATATGTTTAATCCCATCCATGGATTACGTTTACCTCCAATGTCAGAGGGCGTTGATGAAGCGAACTTCATTGACGTCATGGATTTATATAACATTGACGAAAATCAAACATCTTCAAAAAGTAAAGAACCTGTTGAGCCGGCTAATCATGATCTACCTGAAATCTTCCTGGAGGCAGTGAAAAGAGCTTCGGATAAAGTATTATCTAGAACTATCCTTAAAGCTGAAGTCTTTTCAGTGGTGATGCCCGACGGAAAGATTCGTGCTCCTACTATGCATACATCAGAAGTAGTATGGATTGCTAGGGCTCTAAATCAATATTTATTGCCGTTCGTCAAAACATGGTCTGTCTCCAGACATGCTTTGAAGAACCTCGAATTTGAGCTTTACAATCCACTCGGAGAGAAGGAGCAGGTAGTCTTATATTCAGCAGACTTTGCTAAATCCACGGATCCCATTTCAGTAAAAACTTGTTTGATGGTCTTAACAGAATTAACCCGTGACCTACCATCCACTTCATGGATAAAGGACGCCATAAAGATCGTAGTAGGTCCTCACGAATTGAACATCAAAGGAAATGAAGATCCTTACTCCTATAATGAGAAAACAACTTGTGGTGCACT